CCTGCTTCTGCATAACGAACACGCAATGTATGGATTTGAGCTACTGGACCTGTCATTGGCTGTACACCAACGATTTCGTTAGCAATAACTGTAGGCATTACACGACGAATAATAGGTAGAATCACACGGTTTAATGTAGAGATGTTACCAGCATGTGTAGCACCAGCTGTTACGCTTTCTTGCAAACTCTTACGAGTATTTTCAAGGATAATACCCATCGTATTACGACGATGTCCTTGCAAGCCTTCTAACAGGGCATCTTTAGTTTCGCCCCAACGGCTTTCTAATAGTTCTTGTGTCATTATCATCTTTCCTTTAAGGTTAAACTATTACTTCAACCCTGCTAAACGCTTGAGCTCAACAACATTGTTTTCACTCGCTGTTTCTTGGGCTGCTGCTGCTTTAGCAGTTTTATCTCCTGTGACTTCACTACGGCTTTCTGAGAGTACTGATTTTTCCTCTTTTTTGGCACCAGTGTTTAATACAGCAGGTAGATACTTCTCAAATGCTGACTTCAATTTAGGAGTCTGCACACTCTCAAGAAGTTCGCGCATGACCGCTTGCTTCTCTTTAACTAGAGTACCTAGTAGCTCATCCATAACAGATTTGCGATCTTGGCTCTCTTTGATCACGCGGATCTCGCGTTCTTTTGACTCAACAACTTTTTGAACTGATTGACGAGCCTCAATGGCTTCGGCTAATGCAGCTTCGCGTTGTTGAACTTCCAATCTTAGCTTTTGAATTTCTTTGTTCTCATTTAAATGAGTTAAACTAAATTCACTAGCAAAGGCTTCGAAAATACGACGCCCAAACATGTTCTCACGAGCAAGTTGAATGTCTTCTTTCAATTGGGTTAGTTCGGCTCCTAGTTTAGTAGTAACTGATTCTTTTACTAAACGGGCACTTTGCTCAATAAAACGCTTCTGGATAGCTTCTAATTTTGTACGAGCTTCTGCAACTAGACGAACCTTGGTTTCCACCACGGCTTTCTTGTCTTGATTAAACTCACGAATTTCTTCAGCTAACGCACGAACGATAAACTTTTCTAGTTTGCTGTAGTTTTCTTTCTGAATCATACGATCAGAACGCAACTCCTTGATTTCGTCAACTAGCTTGTTTACCATGAAGTCGTTAAAACGACTCGCGCTTTCCATCATGTGGTTTTTCATACGCACACGATCTTCAAGCATGGCCTTTTTCTCTACAACGAACTCATCGATTTCCGCTGCGAGATTTTCAGTTACCATTTTGTCTAGTGCCTCGACCATTACAGACTTATCATGCTCATAACGAGTTGCCATTTCTTCACGCAACTCAGCACGAATTTGTTCGCGGGCTTCCGTTAACTTTGCTTCCCAAGCTTCGTTAATAGCACTACGAGTTTCCTCGTTAATGATACCGCTGTCTAGCAATGGTTTGATAGCATCAAACATAGCTTTCTCCTATAATTTTAGGTCTTTGATGAGAGTCACTACACTGTCTCTCAGGTACTTTTGCACTTTTTGATTGTCATTAACTTCGCCTGCCATTTCTAGCACCTTGTGACCATGACGCATGTTTAATAAACCTTCGTATATGGCTTTAGGATAGGCATGTGGAGCACTTGGTTGCGCTACAATGTCTACGGTGACAATCTCAAATTCACTGACATGGCCAGTGGATTCGCTTACGCTGCCGCTGCCGCGACTTGAAACTCCTAGTTTTACACCACTTTCTAACATGGTTTTAACTAATTGTCCCATAGGGGTCGGTAATATTTTTAACTTACCATGCCCGCATGGACCATCCATCCACATCTGTGTAATCATGTGGCTGACACGATCTAAATTAATTTTTAGATCATCGGGATGATCAACTTCACCGAGCACACTATAGCCGCCCTTTATTTGCTCATTGATAGTCTCAACAGCTTTGGCTATTTCATTAACGGGATAAACACGATTGTTACCGTTCTTTACCCCGCCCTCGATGAAAATACCTTTCATGTAGAGATCCTTCCCACCTTCAGTGCGCTCTTCAGAAACAATCTGAATTTGCGCCCGATCAAAAGTAAGGTCTTCTCTAAGATATTTTGTCATATTACTTGTTTCTTACTGTGGTACCCATAAATGCTTTGCCATCCACTGGTAGTTTTCCGCCTGTGGTTTGGCCTTCAGCATCCTTAGATTTTTCCCAACTTGTGTGCTTGTCAGTGTAACCCTTGGTCTTAGCCCCAGGCTTGTTTTCCCACTGATCGGCATGCTTGACATTGCCTTTGCCTTTAGCATACTGGTTGCTAGGTTGTGGAACTGGCTTACCATCTGGAGACTGTTCAGCACCACCTTTAGCGATATTGCCATTGCTGCCGCCCATGTTTACGCCAGGACCGTTAGGACTCTTGGTGTTTAGTGTTGGCTTGCTGCTGCTTTGAGCACCAATGGTTTGACCTTCTGCATTGCTTGGAGTAGCTACTTTATCTACATACTCGCGCACCATGTTTGGGTCAACTGATTCTTCTTTTGGCATACCTTCGTCATCGTCGCCGCCCATGTCATCATCGGCTCCACCAAAGTCGGGATCACCTTCGCCATCTGAATGCTCTGGTTCACCGGCTTCGTCACTCATTAAAGCATCAAATTCTGCTTTGAGTTCATCAAGTGCAGCTTCAAGATCCATGACACGATCTTCAATGTCGCCCTCACCGCCCATGTCGTCGCCAGGCATCTCATCGCCCATACCGCCCATGTCATCCATGCCGCCCATGTCGTCACCGCCCATGTCATCGCCAGGCATTTCCATATCCATTTCTTCGTCACCAGCTTCAGCCATGCCCATTTCTTGCTCGGCATCAACTTGATCCACTGCTAGCCCGATTTGATCTAATCCTTGTTCGTCAATGAGGTTTTCATAAATCTCGCGACTTTTTTCAACAACGATTTGATGAAATAATTCGCGTGCCTTATCTTCTTGCTCATTGATAATGTATTCAATCAGCTTTTCGTATTGGTTCATCTAGGAGCTCCTATTAAAAAATTATGTAATACTATATTGAGTATTTACATAATCTTGTAATATAATGCTCTAAATGGCTAGTTTTGCGGGGTTTTTTTATAATCCAGCAGCTTGTTCCGGTGCCGGAGCACGGTATTGACGCTGTAAACGACGAGTATCGTTAACTTTTTCAAACTTTTTTAAATCATTCATTTTTCTAAGTTGTTTAATTTGAGCCAGCGTCAATCGTGTAGAACGAGTATCTTTTAACTTGCGAGCGGTGTTGTCCGCACGCTCATCGTAATAAGCATCGGGCACCTTTTCAAACTCAAATAAATCTCTGATAAACATAAAATTATTTATGCTGGCATAGCTGGAGGAGCACCAGCAGCGCCGACAGCAGGTGCTCCACCCAATGGACTCATTGCGCCACCAGTAGCACCTAATTCGCCAGCACCACCCATGTCAGCACCAGGTTCAGCACCGGCTGTTGCTGTGTCCACAGTATCTAGGTCACCAGCTATTCCACCAGGAGTTACCCCAACACTACGCATACCAACATCAGTTGAATCTTCAGTTTCGCCTTGTTCTTGTGTCCACATTTCTTCGTTTTCTTGCATTTCTTCTTCAGTTAGACCAAGATAGCGTTTCATTAAAAAGCGTTTACTGAAATAAGGAACTTGTTCCAATTGACCAAATACACTGATACGACTACTGTCAATTTCAACTTGACGATGTTGTGCAAAATTTTGCGGCTCATTAAGTTGGAGTTCAAACAACTGTCCATCTATGTTAATGCCACGCCAGCGCAGATAAGTTTTGAATTCCTTATCTAAATTGGAACAAATCATGTTTTGTAGTCGTATACAATAACGATTAAAACGCCATTCCTGTATAAGAGCAGTACCTACCCTACCATCGCCGTAGGCTTGAGTACCGTCATCTAGGCCGGTAGGTAAGTAGCTGCTGGGAATACGCAATCCACGAAACAACTTATTTGTAAAAAATCTTAAGTCGGTAATTTCGCCTAGATTCTGCCCACCTTGCAGTGTTTCTACACTACTACCCCGCCCATCTGCTGTTTGTGGAAAAAAGTAATCTTCGTTTGTGCTCAATGGATTGTAAGTAGCGTCCATCATGTTAATACCACCACCTGTTTGTGTTGGTATACGACGCTGATGAATTTCATTCTTAATACGCTCAACAAAAGCCATGGCTAAATGGTTTGGCATATTACCAACATCTATCTTGAATATTCTACGCTCTGGTGCTCGTTGCACACGATAGATGATAATAGCATCTTCTAGTAATTCTTTTTGTTTAAATACCTTGAAAATGTTTTCTAACACACTGTTCCCAAACGGCCAAAATATGTCTAGGCCTTCGGTCAAACTCAAATGTACTACATTCCTAGCATCGACCCCGACTTCATTCTGTGCATTTTGAAATCTACTACCGCCGGTAAAAGGAGCGTTAGGTTGTACATATGCGCCATTAGGTCCACCCACTTGCGGATGGTTAACATATGTATCGCTGGTACTTACCACAGTGACAGTGAGATTTTTTAGATTGGGTTGAATATCTTTAATTACATATTGCTCAGGTTCTTTGCCTTCAGCTTCGTTTACAATAATTTTGGTAACCTTACTCATTTCAACCCAATACAACTTGAAATTTTCAGGATCTCTTACAAATACTTGATCACCATACTTTAATGTGTTTCTGACAATTTTAAAAATTCTTCTGTTTAACTCATTCAAAGTTACCCACTGTTGCAGTTGTTCTTTTATGATTTCGACTTCAGTATCAGTTGGCTTGTCTTTGTAGTGTATATTAAATGGTAGCCCATTTGTTTCATCAGGCTGGCTGCTGAACTCTGCTAAAATATCTAGTGCAGCATTTACCTCAGAATCCATGTCCATTTGTTCATATTGATTATATCTCTCAATACGATTGGGGTGTCCAGTGTATAATTCGGGCAAATTACTTTGATAATTTCTGTAACTGAGAGCAGTATCAACGCCGGCCTGATTTCCCCCATTTCCTAATGGGCTCATCAAAGCAGCGTTAGGTTGTTTAAAGTATTTTTTCCAGGTCATTACAGGTCTTTATAATTGTATATTTATTACACACTGGCATTAGCCAATTTATCATTGCTAGTTCTGATAGCATCCAATGTCAGTCGCATTTCATTGGCCATGGTAAGACTTTGACGCTGTAATAAGTTTTGTTCCTGCATGATTTGTTTTAATTCATTTTGAAACTGCCTTGTTTCAGCACTGATGCCGGGATTGGTACCGGCATTTCGTATTTCTACACCGGCTTGCCTGCTTGCTGCTGCAATTGTACTAGCGCCAATAAGAGCCGAATCTGCTGCTCTCCTAATACTATCTAAGAAACTTCTGCTGCGTTCATTTGTTGTTACCATTGAATTACCAGGCAAATCAACAAACTCAGGCCCACGCTCGCCCACCAAAGTTAGCCCCGACGCAGATCCACCTGTGGCCCGTTTCTTATCAGCAAAACTACCTAAATAACTACCAGCAGTTCCACCTAGGGTAGCACCTATGGTACCACCAATTACTGCACCAACTCCGGGAATGGGTATAAGAACTTGGCCTAATCCTGCACCAAAAGCGCCGCCAGCCAAGCTACCGGCTACACCGCCCAATACCTTGCCGGCTGGTTCGCCAGCCAAGTTTGCTGGTGGCTCCGGTGGTATCATAGGCTTACCATCTTCACCTATTCCAACGCTTTTCAAAAACTCTTGTACAGTTTTTATACTGGACTGAATCACTGCTGCGTACCCTTCCACAGCACCTTTTAGTGTTTGTGCAACATCAACTTTTAATTTTTGTGTGGCCTCTGCTGTTTCATTCACAGTGGAAGTAAGAGTTCTTGTTGAATTCATTAATTCTGTAGCAGCACGCTCAGCACCGGCAGTGGCACCTTCGCCTATTTTTGTTCCTGCTAAGATTAAGGCAGAATTTATGCCGGTAATACTACTTAATAGACTATCACCGGTTAATCTTGCACCAATAGCAACATCTTGAAACGCAGTAGAATTTTCTCTTGCATACTTACCGGCTTGTGCTAGACCTTCAGTAGTGATGCGTTGGGCAGCAGAGGCATCTAGGCTACTGTCACTTAACACACGATAATTTTCAAACATCATGCGCCTAAACATGGGATTTTGTTGCATGGCAACATTAGTACCAATGTCTGTAATTGCCTGACCACCACTAGCAACCAATTCCATATAGCCCTTTTTAAGAGCATCGGGGGTAGCGGCCAATTGTCTTTGTAATTTTTCTACAGCTTCGGGACCACCAAGTTGTAACGCTCTTGCATACATATCAGCTTCAAGAACCTGTAGTCTTGCTTGCTCCATTCTGCGCTTGGCATCTTCCCCGGTGACATCAGCAAGAACTTTCATGTCTTTGCCTAATTTTGCTGTCATTGACGCCAATTCCATGTCATTATAGCGTCTACGATCTCCGGCAGCATTTAGGTTAGCAAATACCTGAGCTATGAGTTCGCCTTGTTCTTCAGCATTGAATCCTAGTTTTCTTAGCTGCATACCTAACTGGTCATTTCTCAAGACCGAGCTTACACCAACCAATCTTTTAGCTGCTTCGCCTGCCCCAACACCCATCATGGTCAGGCTTTCCCTACTTTGTTTTAAAACTCTAGCGAATTGATCAACATCTAGGCCAGCCGCATAACTCATGTCACGCAGTTCATCGAGTCCACCTGCAACAATTACACCCGAGTCGGCTACTAACTTGAATCCATCCCGTATCTTCTTTAATTCTGTTGCCAAGTACTGATTGGCCCGTTCCCCATACTCTAGTACCTTTTTACCCGTGGCTTCGGTTACAGCACCAAAAACTCCTAAAGCTCCACCTATGATTTTAAAAGCTGGGTGTCGTGCAAAAATAGCTAACGCACCACCTGCCATTTCCAAAAATTTGGCAAATGTTGAAGTTCCTTTTTCCGCTACTTTAAGTCCTTCGCTGATTGTAGTGGCACCAAAATCGATTTCGTCACTGCTTTTTTGTAGCTGCGAGGCCAATGTAAATGTACTTTTTACTAATTGATCAGCGAATCCAAGTAAACCACGAGCAGCTTCGCTGGCAGTTGCACCAAGATTGGCCCGAGCTAGCCTTGAATTTTCTAACTTGCGTAAGTTAGTGAGTTCGTCAATTTCCCTTTTTGCAGCACGACCGGATTCGGTTTGTCCACCTTGCTGCATGTAGGTTTCTTGTGCTTTTTTAATACGCCTATCTAGTGCTTCGAGATTATCTGTGGTTTCTTTTATTTGCTTGGACTGTCCCTTGATGAAATCAATTGTGGACTTGAAAGGATTTCCCCGCTTGATTTCCGCGCTGGTTAATTGTATTTGTTTTTTAAATTCTTCTAAATCCGCACTATCAAGTCGTGGACTCGAGCCAGGTGCGCCAAAGAAGTCCATGAACAACTGGCGCATTTCTGCTGTGGTAATAGGAGTGGTCATGTTTTAAGCAATAAATACAGTGTTATTCAATTATTTATGGATCAAGACATGACCAATTCCAACCCACTCACCAAATACTTTCGCCAGGCTGCTATTCATATGGAACTACCTAGCGGCGGCAGATTTTGGCCTCCGGGCACTATAGAAATTCCCGCCAGCGGCCAAATTGCCATAATGCCCATGACTGCTAGGGACGAAATCACATTACGCACTCCAGATGCATTAATGAATGGATCGGGTATTGTTGAAGTTATCCAAAGCTGTTGCCCAGCCATAAAAGATGCATGGCATATGCCAAATCTAGATGTAGACGCAGTATTAATAGGTATTCGTATTGCAACCTATGGTACTAACATGGATTTTAACAGCGAATGTCCATATTGTAAAAATAAAAATTTACATGGAGTAGATTTAACTAGTTGTCTGGCAGGCATACGAGCGCCAGATTATGATACTCCGGTACATCACGATGGTCTGCAAATTAAACTTAGACCGGTAAACTATTTTGGAATTAATAGAGATAACAACATCAATTACCACGAACAGCGAATGATGGATGCTTTGCAAAAATCGGATGTGGATCCAGAATTACGCAAACAAGAGGTAATGGACAGTGTCAACAGATTAATAGAAGCCAATATATACAGTGTGGCATTATCTACCCAATACATAACCATGCCCGACGGAACTGTGGTAAGTGACCCCGAATACATACATGAGTATTATAAAAATGCATCAGGCGATGTTATTAGAGCCATACAAAAAAGGCTGTCAGAAATAAACGAAAGCGGCGGAGTTAGTCCAATACCGGTCAAATGCGAAAATTGTCAAGCCGATTATGCTGTCCCATTAGAGTTTGATTATGCTAATTTTTTCGGGCAAGGCTTTTGACTTTAGATGAAGCCGGTATCGTAGGGTTAATAGAACAATACGAAAACGAGTCAAAAGCCTTAAAATCTGAAATACTTAAAATGTGCTGGTATATGCGAGGAGGACTCAGTTACGAGGAAGCCATGTTTTTATCAGGACAAGAACGCGAAATAATCGCTAAAATCATAGAAGAAAATTTAGAAACTACTAAAAAGTCAGGATTGCCATTCTATTAAGATTTGCTTTCGCAAATCTATTTCTTTCGCTTGCGCTCAGAAATCTTTTTTCTTATTCTTTAAAGAAGGCATTCATCCAGATAATTCAGTCATAATTTGCCCGCTAGGAGCAAATTATGATGACGCCTTCATCCGAGTGCATCAGTCACTGATCTAGTAGAGTTGTTTATTAAACAGGAGGCGGTTGACCTGTACCCCCATACTCTAGCTTTTGCATGTCAACGGAACCCGCATCGCACTAATCAGCAGCACGAATTGAGCCTACGGTTGTCGCTTTTTCACAGAGCCGTAACCATTTGAAGCCTAAAGTTAGTTTCTTACCTCGCAATGCCCAAGATCTGACGGTAAATGAATACAGCCTCAATGGGAGTCGAGCAGCCCCGACCAAACGCTATTGCATGTTAACGGCACAAGGCCGCGATTGAATCTCTGTTGTTGTTAAGGAATTGTTCTAGATCGAATATTTGCCAGACATGGTGTCTTGATCTGTAAGTGAATGAGCTAAGGGTCGGGTCCCAGTTGTGATTATGTGGTACTACTACGAATGTGCCTTTGCGTGTGAACTTCATGAACAGAATGTTAAAATCGCCTTCGTCAGCTACCTCTAACATCTGTTCAATCCATGCGTCTAATTGCCTACATGAGCCTGTGAATAATTGATGAAATGGAAAATCTGCGTAGTTTTTTGCTTCGGCATTCATACGACCAAAACTGGGTCCTGGAACTATGTCGCCTTTGCTATGCCTAATTTGAGCCTCTGATAAATTGTCTTTTCTATGTGTGTTTTTGCCACCGATGTAAGCACCAGAGTTAGTAACACGAATAAAACTTTCGCCAAACAGCTCTGTTAAGCGTCGGGCTATGTCGCGTTCGAAACTACTTCCTTTGTTTTTACTTTTTGATGGCATTTATTAAGTTATACTTATACTAGAATTGAGGTTTTTATGGGTGACTCTATTGAGTATATTATCTTTTTCATTATGTAATATTATTTGTTCGTCCCACTATACCTCTAAATCAGTACTATACGAAGTGAAACCATTCTGTTTGGTTACACGCAATATATTACTGACTCTACTGACTAGTTCGTCTCTATGACTCACTAGCCATACACTTTTACGGGCATCCCTACTGATCTTCTTTAATATGGCTAAACTACTTTCCATGCCAGAAGCGTCTAAGCCCGAATCTACTAGTTCATCAACAAAAAGTAAATTCATCCTATGATATAAACTTTCGTAAACATCGCGGAACGCCCAGCTTAGACTCAGTATTAGTCTGTTTCGTTCCCCTCGGGATAAGTTATCGAAATCCAAGTCTCTACCTAACTCAGTTATTTCCACGCTTAGATCATTCTTGAACGCTACTTGATGTGGTAGGCCAATCTTCTCTAAGTAATAACTAAGTCTTGTATTTAAGTAATTCAAGTTCTGATCAATGATTTTCTTACGAATAAAGCTGTCTTTGTTGGTTAATAACTTTAATAGAAACTCTTCATGCTCTTTGATTTGAGTAAAAGCATTGATTTGATCATAGCTTACTTCTGCAACTGCGTTTTGCTCCATGTCGCGGATCTGATCTGCGTATGGGTCAATTTCTTGTTGTTTGCTTGTGATCTGTTGTTGCAAATTTGATATGGTAGCACGATGTTCTACAGCATCTGCTTCACGATCATAAAATACCTGCGGTCTCGTGCCTAATTCACCTACTTCATCGAGGTCTGCAATTACATGATCCAGCGCAGATTGATTGTCTGCAATTGATTGTGTGAGCTCGTCCCTGGCAGTATTTTTTTGTGTTAGTAAGCGTTCGTGCTTGTCGTCATGGAAATCTTGGCCACAGCTAGGGCAACGATGTTTCAGTAATTGATCTATGTCAGTTGTGAGTTGAGCCAGTTGTTTAGTTTCTCTGCGTAAATCTGCTTCGATTCTTACTTGTTCAGATTTGAGGCGATTTATATTTTGTTGACGCAACGAGTACTGGGCAAGTTGTTGGTGTGCCAAAAGTTCTTGGTCTATGTCTAATTGATTCAGCTGTTGGTATGCGGTTTGTAGTGCAGATAGATCTTGGTGTTGCCGCTCTAACCACAACTTTTGTCTGCGTTTTATACTATTAATTTGTTCTTCTATGCGTTGATTGGCATCAATTGTGGCTTTTATCCTAGCTTCTTCGGTTTGAATTTTGTCCTTGCTGATTTTGATACGATCTTTCAAGCCATCTGCTTTTTCTGACAGCATGGTAATACCCAACAACTGCTCAATTATTTCGCGTTGTTCATTGGCTCGTAGACTTAAAAAAGGCAGGGTATAAGTATTCAACGCAACTATGTGTTGAAACATAGTATGTGACATCATTAAAACTTTTTCAATAGCAGTCTGTGTTTCTCTGCTATCACCTTGACTCTCGTCGGTGGCTTGTTGTTCTTGACCGCCTACATAAAATTTTAATAAATTTGGTCGACGGCCACGCTCGATACGATAACTAATATTCTCTCGTTCAAATTCAATAGTAACCAACATGTTTTTATCGTTGGTTCGATTTATCAAATTATCTTTTTTAATGTTAGTAAGTGCTTGACCATATAAAGCATAGCTTACAATGTTTAGTAAGGCCGACTTGCCTGTTCCGTTGCGAGCGCCCGAGTCGTCACCACCTAGATCAAGATTTTCACCTAAAATAAGTGTAAGATCGTCACGATCAAGATTGACACTCTGAGTCACATTACCAATGGATAAAAAGTTACGAGCAGTAACACTTTTGATTTTGAACATTATAGGCTTTGATAAATTTCAAGTAATAACTTGTTATTGTACTGATTGCTTTCTATTGCTGTCAACGATGAGTTAACGATTTGATCCACGCTTTGAAAAGTGATATTGCCCAAATGTACCTGCGCTTCAATGTCGGCTAGAGTGTTGGGAATAAGTTTGATCTCCCGGCATTGGTAGTCGTTCATGAAAGTATCACGCAAGAATCCGGCTTCTTCATAGGTAATATCAATATTCAAGTTTATTCTAGCATGAGTATTGGGTTTTAGTAAAGCAGCGGGATCATCTAACACCGTGCTAAGATCGTACACACGATACACGGGTTGATCGGGCCAAGCATGGTATTCGGGCTCCTGGCCCCATTCCAGGATCATTAGTCCACGACTATCATCACCAGCATCAGCATAGTTATGTGGAAAACAATTGCCAATGTATGTGATGTTTCTTTGGGTTTGGCGTTTGTGAAAGTGTCCGGTAAAGACATGATCAAATCCTGTAAAATGCTCACGGCGTACCTCACCGTGGTCCGGCATGGCCACCATGGCATTCATCAAGTATCCGGGCAGTTCAAAATGCCCAAAGCAGTACTTACCTTGTAAATTAGGTACACGCTGATAGTCGTCGCCCACTAACCAAGGGGCAATAACAACATCATCCTGTTCCAACCAGTCGTTGACTATTCTGACATTTGGAAGATGTCGCGCCCACTCCACGGATTGGATATCTCTACGATCGCGATAATAAAGATCATGATTTCCAGGAATAAAATACACTTGATCAAAATTGGCATTAAGGTGTTCCAGTGCTCGGAGGCTGTAGTTCAGCGTCACGATATTTATACTGGCTCTATTGTTATGCCAATCACCGAGGAACATGGCTGTTTCACAACCATGTGCCCTGGCAGTCTCAGTGGCCCACTTAACAAAGTTTAGACAATCTTCATTGTGTATTTGACTGTTTGATTTGAGACCGAAGTGTATGTCAGTAAAAACTGCTGCTTTGCGAAATAAATTAGCCATTGATCCAGTATAGCAAATTAAACTTAAAAAGTCTAGTCATGATCGTCGTGCATATGCCCACCTGACAGCATGCCTTGACGAGTATAGCTTGGAGCAAAATTATTCATTTCAAGTATATCGTCCCGTAAGTTTTGGTTACGCTTTTCTATATTAAGGACTCGTGTGAATGAATTAGTAATAGCAGCAGTATAGTAGGCAAACGGGTTTGAACTTTTGGACTCGTCAAATTGTAACCCAATTTGGCTCAACTGTAGTAAGGCTTGGCTACGCATCTCGTCATTGTAAGTATATCCGCGCCAGTTTGAACGGGTAGCATAGCGTTCACATAATTTCATAAACATAAAAGCCAATGTGCGAGTCATAGTGCCATGTTCCCTTGACCATGATCCTGTTTCAATATCTCCTTGCCAATGGCTTTTGCCTACGCAATAGGGTTTATTGCGTAGCCCAATTTTATAGTGTTGAAATGGGGGAAAATTGCATTTCATGTATTTTACTGGTTCGGCATTGCTATCGTCATCGTATTCGGTTGTGATTATTTCTTCGTCGATCACCAGTGTGTTTTTTCTTGCGGGCGGTGCTTGCAGTGGAACATGATCCCAGGTCATTACTCTAACTACAACATCTGATTTTTTAATTGTCTTTACATCGATTGAAAATTCATCGAGTTTTCGTTTCTCACCCTTTTGAGCACTTTCTTCGTATGCTGCCCTAGCCAGTCTATCGGCGCGATTTTGTCTAGCTTGTTCTATGATTTCAGTAGTGATAGCAGACAAACTATGTACTATGATATCGTAATCGGCTGCATCAGGGCTAGCATATGAGCAATAGGTATTTTTACTTTTGTGTATTTCCTTCAATATATCGCGATTGTTGAGGTAGTTGTGTTTAATTTTTCTTCTCCTTACCTAGATTAGGTTATATTAATATAATTTGTAATGCTTTGCAACCGTTTTTATGTCGATAAATAACATATAAACAAGAGAGCACTATGTCTATAACTTTTTTACAAGATGTTGTTAGCACCGTAGCTGCGCCTGTGCTTACTGGCGTAAACATGGCCGGCAGTGCCTTGAAAAGATTGCAGACTTCGGGCCTGATTCCTAGATCTGGCTCTTTGCTTAATGGCGGCTTGAACTCGGCTAGGGTGCAATATATTGATGGCTTGAACAGTAGTAGTCCTAGCTGGAAAGTCAGGATCACTTTGAGTCCTACTAGTACAGTATTGTATCAGAGTGATACTGGTGGGATTTTGGCTCCTTTGAAAGACACTGGGGTGATTTTTCCTTATACTCCGCAAATTCAAATCACACATCAGGCAAATTACACTCCGCAAAGACTAACACATAGTAATTACGCACATTTTGCCTATGAACAAAGCGAAGTACAAAATATAAACATAACCTCAGATTTTACAGCTCAAAATGCCGAGGAAGCTAGATATGTGTTAGCCTGTATTTATTTCTTTAGAGCAGCAACTAAGATGTTCTTTGGACGGGGCGAGTTGGCTGGTAATCCCCCGCCCATTGTGTTTTTGGAGGGCTACGGCGATCACTATCTACCTAGAGTACCTTGTGTGATAACAAACTTTACTCATAACATGCCTAATGATGTTGACTATGTAGAAGTATTAATAGGAAGTAGCAAAGAAACTGGCGAAACCTATACGATAAAACAAGGTGACGATGAAATTCAAATAAATCAACAGCAGCACAATTATAGTTCAACCCGAATACCAGTAATTAGCTCCTTGCAAATTGGATTACAACCTGTATATAGTAAACAAAGTCTCACTGAGTTTGATCTTAATAAGTTTTCACAGGGTGAATTGCTTGACAAAAGATTTATATAATGCCAGCTGAATACAACAAATATAGTCCATATTACGCAACAGATAGGTTTGGTAGATTTTTAGATGTACTAGAATACCGGGCCATCCCTCGTAACAAAGACGATACTGTGTTTACTATAAATCCGATTTATGCGTATCGTCCCGACCTATTAGCCAACGACTTATATGGGCGCAGTAACCTATGGTGGGTTTTTGCTGCTAGAAACCCAGACATCCTACAAGATCCAATTTTTGATTTTTACAACGGACAAATAATTTATATTCCTAAAGTAGATAGTTTATTAGCTGCTCTAGGGGGTTAAATGGTAGCTTTTACTTTTACCCGAACATTGCCAGTTGGTGAGGTTGATACTGCTGTAGCTCAAGCAAGGCAATTAACAACAAACCTGGAACAAGCAGGCGAAGGCTTTCCTGGCCAAGCTCAGTCCTTTTTAAACCAAAACCAAGCTGCTAGTAAACAGTTGGAAATGTTACGAGCCAGCGGTGCTATATCACAGGCCGAATATGATGATCGACAACAGACTGTGGCAGATTCGTCGCGTAGAATACAAAATTATATAGATAACACAAACGCCAATAATGCTGCGTCTAATATTCAAGCTGCTAATCAATCTGCCGAAGTAGCTGTAGGCGCACCGTTAGCTGATGCTAGAAAAATTTCCAGTCAAGAAATAGCCAACCTTCAAAACCAGCCGGCAGAAACTCCTTCACCGTTGCCCATTCAGACCAATTCCGATGGATCTTTGCGTAGACCCTGGGAACCTGATCCCGACCAAGAAGCTGATGGTTCACAATCAGTGGCACCGGCGTCTTCGCGTGCCGGCGGCGAAAGAATAGTATCAAGGCCAAACCCACTTAATGTGCTGTTGAATTATAGTTATGGCATTAGTCTACATTATATGACCATGAGGCAATATAATGATGTTTGTGTGCTTGGTGCCACTTATTCAAGTTCTAATCAAAATGTTATAGCTGCCAGCGGTGGTAGAAATAGCGAGACTCTAAGTAGACATCCATATTTTAA